CCATTCAGACCTTTTGATCCAAGTTCTTGATCTAGTTGTAATAGATTTATTGCCTTACTTGTGATAGCCATTTTGTCTCCTATGAACCTAAGTCGATAACTGTGATGTAACGATTTTCCCATTGTCCAGTTCCACCATTAACCGAATATTTTGCCGTAAAAGTATTAGATCCAGCAGTCAAGCTAGTTACTGGAATTACGGAAGAAGCTTGTAACGCAACGCCACCGCTGTTTCCTCTTATATAAAAAGTTCTGCCAAATGCGGCAGCTAAAGTAGTTGCGCCAGACACAGCAAAACCCATTTGTACGATGTTAAACGTACTTGAGTTTTCCATATAACAACTCAAAAGAACCAAAGCTTTTGTTCCAGTTGTTAAAGTTACCGCTGGCCCAACAGTTGCTAAATCTGTAAAACTTGTTGAAGTAGTGGTTTGATTTGTCGCCACGCTTGCGGTTGCTGAGGTAAAGCCGCCGCCGCTGGCATCAGCCGCATCAAAAGCAAAAAATACAGCCGCACTTGCTGAGTTAAAATATAAAATACCGGCATCATATTGCTTGAGGGCTAATGTCGCGCTTGTGTTAACTGTTGCTGTACCAGCAGTAATTGTGCAAACTCCTGCACCTATGTTTTGAATTTGAACCGTATCACCTGCTGAAAACAAGGCAGTATTCACTGTAATAGTCGTGGCACTTCCGCTGTTCATTTGTACTACTGTGCCAGCATCGGCAGCTACTAATGTGTAGCTAATGGTTTTCGCAGTGGTTGAACCACCGCCCATGGCAGTCTGCTGCAAACTGGTCATGGCTGCAGCCGTTAATACGTCACCCGTCGTAAAGGTCTGTTTAGCCATTTGTTCTCCTTAGTAAGAAAGTGTGTTAGTGCCTAGTATCCCATAATTTGTTCCAATAATGAACGAATCAATGATGGGTTCTAGGGTGGTTAATGTGGTTTTCCAGTCATTTGGCCTAACATTATGAGATATGCCAAACACCTGCAAAGTCTTGGTCAGGGCAGATGACCCTGGTTGTGTGGTTGTAACTGTCTCTGGATCAAAGAAGTCAAGATCCAAGGCGGCAATAATGCCAGCATCATAGTTATCAGTGTAAAGGTCAAGGGTGACAGCATCGCACCGGATTGAAGTCTCTTGGCGAGAAGCAACAAATGCTTGAGCATTGTTTAGGGCTTCCGCATCGGTTTCCATCAATAGGTTCTGCTCTTGATAAGAGTGTAAGAAATACTTGTCAATAGAAGCTTGATTAAAAGCAACCTGTGGAGTGCCGCCAGTGCGAGTAATAGTAGCCTTGTTAAAGACCAGCGTGTCGTCTAATTTCCAAAGGGCATTGTTATAAGAGATACCAGTGCCATTGTCATTGAAATCAACTGGAGTGCCCGCTACGCTTGATGATGTAAGGGCGCGATCTTGAAAGACCACGTTGCCAAATCCATCCATGTACAAAGAGCCATATTCAGTACTGGTAACTAATTGCATTGCCCCAAGTGAAGTGCGAAGAGTGCCTGGATCTGCTTGAACTGTGGTTTGACCGGCATCAATATCACGCATGCCAAGAGGCCAACCAACAGCATCAAGGATCTTGCCAATGCGAGTACCAGTAGTTTGACCAGCTGTGGCAGAAGCAACCGTAGTAATCTGAGCATTCTGGAAAAGTCTAAATCCATCAACTGCTTGGATAGTAGTATAAACCACTTCACCGACATCGCGAGGGGTAGTGGTATCATAACTGGTTATGTAACCCGCAAAGATTGGGTAGGTTTTTCCATCGTAAGAAGCAGTAATGGTTACCTTGCGCATAGGAGTCAGCAAGTTGTAATAAGGGCTCGCTGGGTTCATCGGGTTAAAGTCGCCGTTCTGATCGATAATCCGCAAACTCATTGTGCCAGTCTGAAAGATGTCAGATAGAGCTGTGCGGCCTCGATTAGTTTTTACCGAATCAACCTGATTAGAAACATCGACTGTGACAGCTGTGCTATCAGCTAGTGCATTAATTCCTAATCGGCCTGAATCAAGAATCATAGGCGAGGCAAAGCCAGCACCGGTTGAAAAGTTGATGATGGCGTTAATTACTGGGACTGTCATCCTTCATCAACCCTAAATCCAAGTCCACCAGGTCGTCTTGTGCTTAAACCTTGAGTATCAGCGATAACAAGAGCATCAGCTACAACCTTAACAAGTTCTTGTTCAGCAACGACAGTTCCTTGAACAGTTACATTAACAGTTACTGGTGGTGCTGGTGGTGGTGTGTATGAATAGCCTGGCACTGAGAATGGTCGACTAAAACCAGTATCACCGCCTAGACCGGCAAAAGGATTATTTGTGACAGGTGCTGGAGTTGGAGTTGGGCTTGGAATTACTACTACGGGCACTGGCTCTGGAGTTACAGGTTTAGGGATTACTTTAGGGGCTGTAACCAAAGGCGCAAGATCATCAGGCTCTAAAGCAAGTATGCCGCCGCCTACTTTTCGAACAGGCATGTTGCTTACCTTGCCAAGCAGTTCTGCGATTAACTCAAGGGTTGTCAAGGTTTCTTTGAATGGATCAACTGGTGCCTTGATGCTACTAATCTGCCCCTGTAAGGCTGCTGTGGCTCGCTGTGAGGCTTCTAATTGCTTCTGTAACTTCTCGGCTAGGCTAAAATCTTCATTGAGAATTGCTCGCTGTAATTCTAAGCGTAGTTTCTCATCAGCTGAGATCTTGCCCTTCAGTGCTGCTTCAATCTGTATTTGATCAAGATTAAATATTGACTCAGCTTTAGCAAGTTTTGCTTGATCAGCGGCAGCCTTCTTTGCTGTGTCACTCTGCTTTTTCTGTAAAGCCAATATTGCTTTTTGACGTTTGATGGCATCGGCTTCTAATTTTGCTAGTGCCTTAGCTTGTTGTTCTTGACTTATTTGTACTGGTGTTTTTTTGGGCGCAGCAACTGGGTTAGGAGTTAGTTTTCTGCCAGCGGCCGCACCGGCAAATCCGCCAAATATGTCTTTAGGTAGATTCTTGAGATTCTTAAGTAGCATAGGAATTACACCTATTAAGCCACCGATCTTTTCAGTAGTAAATGCAACAGCAGTAGCGATATCTTCAATAGCCTTGGCAGCATCGCTGGCCTCAGTTCCACCACCAATACGAGCAAAAGCATTGACTAGGCCGCCACCAATAATCTCTGAGGCATTGCCTGTTGCGATCGTTAATGCATCCATCTTAAATTGTGTAGTGCCAAGATAATCTGTGGCAGATCCAGCTGAACGAGTAAGCAATACTCCTAAAACCTCAGCGAAAGATTTAGAACTTAATTCAGCAGTAGTAAGGCCAGTGTTATATTTCTTCAAGCCTTTAGTAATGCCTACATAACCATTGGCAAGATCTTGCGAAACTGTGGCTAAATCAATGCCAGAAGCGCGGCTTATAGTAATGGCATTGTTAAGTAACTCTTGTGACTTAGTTAATGAGCCAGTCGTGGTTAATAGCCCCTGAAATGCCGGGCGAAGGATGTCATCGGCGATTGCGGCTGATCGTTCAAGCTCGGCAATGTATTTAGTAATAGCAGGATTGGCAAAGCCAATGCCTAAGTTTTCGACTGCTCTGTTAAGACGAATTGCTGCCGCTTCATCCTCAGCAAAAGCCTTGACTGCTTGCTTGCTAAAATTAACAACTGCGGCAGTACCAAACGCTAGGCCAAATGTCTTGGCAAGTTTTTTAACATTCTTCTCTAAACTAAATGTGGATTTGCTTGCCTGGTCAAAGGCTTTCTTGCCAGTAAACTCAGCTGCGACATCAATTACAATATTGGCCATTAGCCGCGCACCGTCGCTCTCTGGTTTAACTTCATTTTGATTTTGTCAATAGCTCGTAAAACGCCATCTTGTGCTTTGCCTTCATCTTCTTCATAAGCACGAAATAGGGCACGACCTTGCATTTTGGCATCGCCCTTTAAAACAGATGAATACTTGTTGTTTAGATTCTGTACAAATCTTGACCCTGGAGTCTTACGGCCAGCAGTCTCATAGATCGCACCAGCAGCAGTTTTGTTAAACAAACGAGCTAACGATCTAAACCCTCGGCGATTAGGCTTTGATGGTGTTGTCTTGTAACCAATACCAGCTTTGGCAATCTTGGCTGTGTAAACAGGGAATCTGCCCTGACTGTTTTCCCTTGGTCGCCAGTTAGTAAGTATCTGGTTATCAGAAGGCATATAGCCCCTAGCCGCCTTAACAACGGGCTTAAGGGCTATCGCCATGTCTTTAGGTAACTGCTTGGCTAGATCAGGTGTGAATTGGCGTAAGGATTTACGAAGTGCGAGACCGCCCTTTACTGCGACTGGCATATTTCATCTCCTTATTTCGATCTTTCATAGCCTGTAATAAAGCCTTAAACATTCTCGAATCTAGTTCGAGTAAGTCATTAGGCGCGATCTGTGTCTCCAGACTTAACCTTGCGATCAAGTAAGTGAAAGAGTCACGCCCTATAATTCCGGGTCGTCATCAAGGACTTCCACCTTTTGAAGTGTGTCCAAGAACTCCGCACCGAACATCTTGACAGTTTCGCCACTGCGGCGAATACACTCCCAAGCCAGCCAATACACATCACTCTGTTTTTCATCGTCACGAAAGGCCTTGTGAAAGCCTTTCTTGGCGTAAACCTCG